CTATTGGCATGACACCAAAGTTATGCAAAGCAGGTCAGCAGTTGCGGTTGCAGATCGATGATAGTTTCCCAGATAGAGATCGAACCTCAGACGGCTGGATTGGCGACGCTCGTCACGCATCACGTCCTTCTGACCACAATCCTGATGCGCTGGGTATCGTACGAGCCATTGATATTGACAGGGATTTATCTGGTAAGAAAAAGCCCGACCTCGCCCCTGACCTTGCAGATCAGATACGACACGCAGCAAAGTCTGACAAACGAATTGCTTACATTATCTTTGAAGGAAAAATCGCATCGCCTCGAAAGGCTTGGGCTTGGCGTACTTATGATGGGGTTAATCAGCATCGCCATCACATGCACATTAGCTTCACTAAAAAGGGCGATGCAGATGGCTCGTTCTTTAATATCCCGATGATAGGTGGCACAATATGAACATGAAGAATCCAGTAGTTCTCACAGCAGGAGCGTTCCTCTCAGCTTGGGCAGCTTCTAACTTTGCGGCAGATTACCGTTCAATTCTATGGGCAGTTTTGGCTGGCGTATTCGGTTACGCAACTCCTAAGAAATGAGCGCAAGTGACTTGGCTGCATGGGCTGTGGGTGTTGTCACTGTGCTTTCTGGCATGGCTGCATACACGCAGTTCATGATTAAGCATTACCTATCAGAGTTAAAGCCCAACCACGGCTCCAGCATCAAGGATCAAGTCAATCGCTTAGAAGCGCGTGTCGATACAATAATCGAGTTGTTAGGTAAGTAACACTTATCTCATGGCGCGTAAAAGACCAGTCATAGACTTAGACGCATACAACGCTTTGGACGCTTATGCCATCGCGTTGAATGAGTATTACAAGTCCCTGCGCAAAGCAGGATTCTCAGAGACTCATGCGTTCTGGTTGCTATCAGATCGTGAGACTTTTCCTGACTGGATTATTCCTAACCTGCCTAATCGCATCGATAATATCCCCTACGAGGACGACGACGAGGACTAATGAAGCGAATCGTTATTCTGAGCGACCTACAAGTTCCCTTCGAGGACGTACACGTTACTCAGAACATAGCAAGATTCTTACAGAAGTTTAAGCCAGACCAGACAGTTACCATCGGTGACGAGATTGACTTCCAGACCATCAGCAAGTGGTCAGAAGGCACACCACAAGCCTATGAGCAAAGCCTAGGCGCAGACCGAGACCGTTGCGTTGATCTCCTATGGGAGTTAGGTGTTACTGACTGCATCAGGTCTAATCACACAGACCGCCTCTACAACATCATCATGAAGAAGATTCCGTCATTCCTCAGCCTTCCAGAGCTGCGCTTTGAGAAGTTTATGAAGTTCGATGAGTTGGGCATTACCTTCCATAAGAACCCGATGGCTATTGCGCCTAATTGGATAGCAGTCCATGGCGACCACACACCTATCAAACAGTTAGGGGGTCTGTCAGCCCTAGAAGCCGCCCGTAGGCACGGCAAGAACGTTATCTCAGGACATACCCATAGGGCAGGGCGTAGTGCCTTCACAGAAGCCTCTGGCGGGCGTTTAGGGCGTGTTTTACATGGAGTCGAGGTAGGTAACCTTATGGACTTCAAACAAGCCTCATACACCAAGGGAACGGCTAATTGGCAACAGGCTTTCGCCATCATGTACGTCAAGGGAAACAGTGTTCAGGTGGACTTAATCAACATCGAAAAGAACGGCACCTTCATCGTCGGGGGCAAGGTCTATGGACGGGTTCGCTAGACCAGACTTCGGAGACGAATCAGTCGATGAAATCGTTATCGTTTCGTTACCAAAAAGGTATTGCTGTATCAGTCGCATGCCCTAGAGTTGGCTTACCAACAACAGAAAGGGCTCACAATGAACTGGGATTTAATTATTCCGTTAGCAACAATCGCCTTGGTCTATTGCGGTTATCGCATTGGATTCGAGGCTGGCAAGGTAGAAGGTCGCATCGAGCAATTTCAGGCGAAGCGATGAAAGCAAGTGACTACCTTAACGAAGCAAAAGCAATCATCGAAGATCGTGGAATGGACTACGGTCACCCGTCAGACAATATGCAGCGAACCGCACGCCTATGGTCTGCATACCTCGAAATGCCTATTAGTGACGACCAAGTGGCGATGTGTCTGGCATTGGTCAAAGTCGCAAGGTCAATGGAATCTTCAAAAGTCGATAATTTCATCGATGGCGCAGCGTACTTTGCTATATCAGGACAACTAGCCACAGAGGAGAATGAGCTTTATGTGTGACTACATCAAAGAAGTTGACTGCTTGGCTCAAAAACAAATTTATAAGCTCGAATACACAATAAATGCATGTTTTCATACAAACGAGCATGGGGTTGAATGGGTGTCAAAGACAGCCTTAGAAAATATGTTGCAAAATATGCAGAAGGAGCACGACAATGTTTAATCTTGAAGATTACGAGACAGTTGAAGAACGCCTAGTGAAGTATTGGAAGGATCACCCAGATGGACAGATTCACACTACGTTATTGGAGCAGTCGAGCGGACGATTTATTGTTCAAGCATCTATTTTTAGGACTGAAGCAGATTCACGACCTTGGACAACTAGCCACAGAGGAGAATGAGCTTTATGTTTAAGAAAAAGGAAAAGCAAATACAACGCACTATTGAGTTTCAGGTGAATGTGGTAAATGCTGAGGCAATCAATATAAAGAAAACTGGTTCATATATATTGCAGGTCGATCATAATATGCCGACTGACTTGCTCAATCAGGTGCTAAAAACTTTGAAAAATGAGACTGGTGCCAAGTGGATAGTGGTTCAAGGTCAAAGTGTGAAGGTGGTAACAAATGTTTAATCTAGAGGAGTACACAACCGTTGCTGAAAGAATCAAATTATTTAGAGAAATGTTTCCTATGGGAAGAATCCTTACCTTCCTTGTTCATGAAGATGCTAATCGAGTCGTATTCAAAGCCGAACTTTATCGAGACGACGAAGATGAGTATCCCTTTTCAACTGGATATGCGCGAGAAATCACCTCGGAACGAGGAGTCAATCGCGATTTCGCCCTTGAAAACTGCGAAACGTCAGCGATTGGGATTGCCGCTAAAAATGCCCACATTGGAACAGAGAAAAAATCTATCAGTCGTGAAGAAGCTGCAAAGGTCAATCGAATTATCGAGAAGGACAATCTCATAAAAGAGACAAAGGCAAAAATGGCGCAGACGGCAACGGAGTACGTGCCAGTACAGAAAGCAGATGATCCATGGACACAATGGGAAGCAGCACCAGTTCAGACTATGGAACAAGCAGTCGAGACGGTGAAATCATCACTTGGTGGCATTGCGGTAGAGGAATCATGCCAGCATGGTGCACGAGTCTGGCGAACTGGAACATCGAAGCAAGGTAAGCCTTACGGTGCTTGGTATTGTGCTGGAGCCAAAGATGGCGTACTACTGCACAACAATGAGAAGTGCGATCCTAACTGGTACGAGATTGACAAGGAAACAGGTCAATGGAAACCACAGGTGAAACGTGGGTAAATTATACTTTCAGAACCAAGACAACGAATGGGAAGAGTTCCCAGACGAGGAAGCAATGGCTCACATCAGAGCCTCAGCCGCAATACTTCAAGAAATGGGTTACGCCATTATTTGCCAAGGGTGCAACGAACACCCAACAGTCTTACAAATCAAAGAGCGCTATCAAAAGCAGTCTTGGACTTGCAAGTGTGGCGTAGTTAATTCTGCTGGAAGGGCATGACCTAATCCATGTCTAACCAGAGTCGGAAGCATCGAGGTTACGCCACAGAGAGAAGCGTTGCGTCTTACCTAGCGCAATGGTGGGGCGGAGCTGCGGTGCAGCGAGGTAACGGTAAGGACGTTGTAAATGTACCCTTTGACTGCGAAGTAAAGAGTCGCAGCACCTTCGCTCCGAGAGAATGGCTCAAACAAGCCACCAAGAGAGCGTCAGTTCACCGTGAATTGGCGTTCGTGGTGTGCCGCATGAACGGACAATCTGATAAGCAGGAGACCGTGCCTGAGTATTTAGCCTTTATGCGGTTTGGTGACTTGGTTGAGCTATTACTTCGTGCAGGTTACGGTGATATTCAGACTGACTCGGTACAATTAGAACCTGAAAGATGCACACAATGTGGATCATGGAAGTTAAAGGACGTGCCATGTCGAACGTGTTCTGGAATATAATTAAAGGATTAGCCAAGATTGGTGATACAGCACTTGAAATCATTGGCTTGATTACAGTCCTGAAATGGTGGCTTTAATGCCTATATACGAGTTTGAATGCAACAATGAAAAGTGTGCTAGCAATAGCCGCTATGACCAAGAGTTCTCAATAGCAGAACCACACGACCTCGACTGCCCGTTCTGCGGGGAGTCCATGCGAAAGGTGTATTCAAGTGTCCCAGCAGTCCACTTCAAAGGTTCAGGATTCTATTCAACCGACAGTCGGTAGTCTCTGTACGGGCTATGGCGGTTTAGACATGGCAGTTGAAGCATATTTCAATGCGAAAACTGTTTGGTGTTCAGAGTTTGATAAATACGCTTCAAAGGTAGTAGATGCCAGAATAGGCAAACTCAATCTTGGCGATCTCACACAGATTGATTGGGGACAAGTAGAACCAATTGACATTCTTACCGCTGGTTATCCATGCCAGCCATTCAGCCATGCAGGGCAACGAAAGGGCACAAATGACAAAAGACACATCTTCCCTTATATCGCTAAAGCAATTAGCGTATTACGACCAAGACTCGTCATCTTGGAAAACGTCAAAGGACACCTCAGTCTTGGATTCGACCAAGTTCTCGGAACGCTTGCCAAACTCGGGTACGATGCAAGATGGCAAGTTGTACGAGCTGCAGAAGTTGGCGCACCCCACCATCGCAGAAGATTGTTTATTGTTGCCTACCCCACACACTTCGACAGGGCACACGACTGGCAAACACAGGAATTGGGGAGCGGATTTACTCCATTCCCTGACATGTCAATGCAAAAACCGCCGTCAACATTGGATCAAGGTAGAGTAAATATCAAGTTTGTTGAATACATGATGGGTCTTCCAGAAGGTTGGGTGACCGATTTAAACATTCCATTAGCACAGCAATTTAAGATTCTAGGCAATGGTGTAGTAAGACAACAGGCATATTACGCTTTGACCCAGTTATTAACACCTGTGGATAACTATGGTACAAAACTCTAAACTACGCTCACGACACGCCCATCTTATCCACATGCTTGACATGCGTGGTACTCTCAGGCGAGAGCCCATCAGGGGCTCAGAGCGAGCCGCTTCGCGGATAGCTCGCTCGGTCGCCCTCGCTATTGGGATATCTCTATGCTTACCCATGAGTAATGCATCTTCAGGCTCAATAGATGCCATTAAAAACGTTAAACAATTAGCTGATTATCAATTAACTGAAAAACAAGAGTATTGTCATAATAGAATTACATTCCTTGAATCATCTAATAGTAAATTCGCTATAAATGGATCTCATTATGGTTACTATCAAGGAAAGAGTGTGAGCCTTAAAGGCGCACCTGATGACTACCAGTTCTATTGGTATTGGTCGTATGTATCTAACAGATATGGCGTTACACGCTATGATGAGCCTGACTATTGTAAGGCGTTACATCATCTAAGAGTGAGGGGTTGGCAGTAATGCCGAGTAAGCGGAACGACCCTCGACTATCGAGGAAATACAAAGAGGTAAGGCTCAAAGCCTTGGCTCGTGATGGGTGGACTTGCTATTACTGTGGAGCAGAAGGCAAGGACATGACCATTGATCACATCATTCCAGTAAGCAAAGCACCAGAGCTTGCCATTGATATAAACAACATGGTTACAGCATGTAAGTCATGCAATAGTAGTAAGGGTTCACGCTCTCAGGGCGTTTTTTTAGAGC